TAACACAGAACATGGAAGATGCAATTTACAACTTCGCTAAAACAGGCAAGATGAACTTTAAGTCTTTTGCACAGTCAGTAATTGACGATATGCTTAGAATACAAAGCAAGAAGTTAGCCGCAAACATTATGGGTGGTGCTAGTAGTGCAGGTAGTAGTTTAGGCAACTTGTTTGCTGGTTACTTTGCAGGTGGTGGTGTAATACCGAACGGCAGGTACGGTGTTGTTGGTGAAGCAGGTCCTGAATTAGTAGAAGGTCCTGCTAATGTTAGTAAAGGTTCAGCATCTAATGTTACATACAACATCAATGCAGTTGATGCACCTAGTTTCCAAGCACTACTAGCAAGCGACCCTGAGTTTTTATTTGCATTAACTGAACAAGGTAGAGAAACACTACCATCATTTGCATAGGAGCAAGATATGAGTTTTCAATGGATTATAGACCACGCAGAAACAATTGCTATCGATAGCAAAGCAATGGTAGGGCAAACAATAGCACGAGATGGTACTGTGCGTGCTACTAGCAGAGGTACTACAGGCAAAACATTCACAGTTAAGTTACCGAACGGCATGCCGTGGAATGAAGTAGCAACACAAATTCAATCAATCGAAAGTGCTAATAGATTCTCAGTTGAAACAATTGCGTTCACTAACGCAGGTTACACTAATTGGCTACACAACGGTATGTTGAGTTCAGGACAAACATGGAATGTTATCTGTGTAACTATGCCTACTTGGACTATATTTCAACGCAATCAAGTTAGTTGGTCAGGCGCATTTGTATTTCATGAGAATTTAGTATGATTGATTTAAGCAATTATAGTGGACTTGAAAGTGCAATGTTTATTAAGTGGGTAATACCCGACTTAGGAACTGAGTTACTAAGTGATTACAATACTGCAGTAACTTTTGGTGGTGATACATATACTAGCATTGGTAACTTATTAAGCATAGGTGGAACAACTTCAGAGTTGAAAGCAAGTGCATCAAAACTTAGTATTACTATTAGTGGCATACCATCAACAGAGGTTAGTGATATATTAACTCACGACATTAAAGGTTCATCAATTGAAATCTACAGAGGTTTATTCAATACTAATGGTACTTTATTATCGATACCAAACAACCCATCAATGAAGTTCAAAGGTATTGTTAGCAATTACAGCATCACTGATAAGGTTAATCATTCAACGAATGTAGCAGTTACTACAATAGCATTGGCTTGTAATAGTATTGTTGAAGTATTAAACAAGAAGGTAAGTGGGCGCAGAACTAACCCTGTTGATTTTAGTGGTGAAAGTAGCATGGGTCGAGTTCATGCATTAGCAAGTTCAAATTATAACTTTGGAGCACCGAAATGAGTTTCTTTGGAGATGCGTTTAAATGGTTAGGTGGTAATAGTTTCGGGTCTAACTTAGCAAAGACTGCTATATTAGGTTACGCATCGCGCTTATTAACAGACAATGTTTCAGATACCACATCAACAGAAACAATTGATGAAGGTGCTAGATTACAACTTAACCCAAGTACTGAAACTAAAATACCAGTACTGTACGGTAGTGCTTACTTCGCGGGCAGTATTACTGATGCACAGTTAAGCAGTGATTACAAACAAATGCGTTACTGCTTAACTTTAAGTGAGTTAACAGGTAATACAATCGGTGGTACTCCATCAAGTTACACTTTAGATAATGTTTACTTCAATAACAATAGAGTTGTGTTTAATGTAGATGGATTCACTGCTAGTGAAACTATTGATAGTGCAGGCAATCAAGACCCTAGTGTTGATGGATTAATTAAAGTTTACTTGTACAAAGAAAGCACACCGCTTAATGGTGGTCCTGCACCTGATACATTGTTTGATAATTGGAGTGCAGTATCGCACCCAATGTCAGGGTTGTTGTACGCAATCGTTGAAGTTAATTACAATCGTTCGAAGAATGTAGTTGGGCTACCTGAGTGTGTATTTCACATCACTAACAGCACAGACATGCCTGGTGATGTTCTAAACGACTACATGACTAACAATGTGTACGGTGGTAACATCAATGTAAGTGACATTACAGGCTTAGATGATTTAAACACGCATGTAGCATCGGGTTTCACTTACACTGATGCATCAGGTTCATCACAAGTTGGACAAGCAAGAATCAATGGTCTAGTTAATACAGGTACGAATGTATTAAACAACATGCAAGCAATTGCTAAAGCAACAGGCTCATGGTTAAGTTACGACATACACGAAGGTAAGTGGTCAGTTATTATTAATAAAGCAGGTTCATCAGTAGCAAGTTTTGATGATAGTAATATAATTGATACTATTTCGGTAAGTGGAACTTCACTTACATCATTGTACAATAGTGCTGAAGTTCAGTATCAGAACACTGACATATTAGACACAACAGACTTTGTTAAGATTGACATACCTGGTGCTGATTTGTTTAACAACGAACCTGATAACACATTGCGAATGGTATTACCATTTACTAATAAACAAAGTACTGCACTTAAAGTTGGATTAATTGATTTAAAACAATCGCGTGTTGATAAGATTATTAGTTTCAAAGCAGACTATAGTTTCATGCACATTAAAGCAGGTGAACTAATTGATGTTTCATCAAGTGTTTACAATTACACTAACAAAGTGTTCAGAGTTGTTAATGTTAAAGAAGTTGAAACTTCAAATGCAATTGTACTAGATTTTAAATGTATTGAATATGATGCAGATGTTTACACATATAACATTAGTGAATTTGCAATTGAAACAGATGATGGCTTATTAAGCATTGGTAGTATTGGTAAACCCAACCAACCGAATGTAACAAACAACGGCACGGGTTCAAGTCCACACATTCTAATAGATGCACTAGTACCGAGCGGTATTGTAGATGAAATGGAGTTTTGGGTTACACACGACACAAGTGTTGCTAATGACATCGACAGAACCTATGTTAAAGTAGGCACACAAAGTAACACTGATGGTAGTGCATTCAATGAGAATCAAGCAGTACAGTTAAAGTACACTCAACTTAACCTTGGTGATTTGTATGTGAAGGTTCGTGGTATGAATAACATCACAACTGGACCTTACAGTAATGCTAGTGGGTTAATTGCTTATGTACCTGTACAAGAGCCTGACAACTTACCTGATGATGTTTCAATTGGTGGTCAACTATTAAACTTAGGTTTAATGACATTGATGAACAACTTAGATGTGTTGTTTGATGGTGACCCTAATACATCATTGATTGATGCGATACTAGACGACTTCTTTCCAAGTTCAACAGGTGGAACACCAACTGAACAAATGGCAGAAGCATTGGTTGCAGACCAAGACTTTATTAATGATTTAGTTACAGCAACACAAGGTGCTACAGTAGTTGCACCGCAGTTGATTGATGATTTAACCGATGTTGATACTACAACTAGTGCACCTGCTGTTAATGCAGTGCTGTTTTGGGATGGTACTAACTGGGTTCCAAATACAATAAACCCCGATACAGGTGAGCCTACAGACCCAGTAGTTCCACCAGTAGTAACATGCAACTTAACACAATCAGGCACTTATCCAAGTGATGGCAGTAATACAGCACCTATTACAGGTTCGTACTTTATTGTATACGACAACACAGACATTTACACACCATTGACATTAGGATTGGGTAATGTTGATTTGTACGAGAGTGATGGTACTTTAGTTGAAACATTACCTGAATCGTCATTGGTAATTGATAACAATACCATTGAACTACCATTTGCCGACAGAACATTAGGCACAGACTACTACATATTGATGGACGAAGGTATTGTCGAGTACTGCGATGGGTGTTTATCTCCTGCGATTGTATTGCCTACACCGTGGAACTTCAATACATCTAGATACAGTGCAGACCCTTATTCAGTAGCAGGCTCTTTAAACACACCAACTGCACTATCTAGAACAAGTTATTCACCGACAGGTACTATTTGTAATACACAGAACACAATTACATTAGATTTTAATCAGTATGTAGTTGCAGGTGCAGGCAATATAGTATTACACAAAGACAATGGTAATGGCACAACATCAACAGTTGAAACATTCGCTATTGGTGCGTGTACTGTTGTTGGTATTTCAGTTGAAACACCGTTTATTGCCGAATTAGTGCCTGGCACGGATTACTTTATTACCTTAGACGCAGGGTTGGTTATTACTGACAATACTGCAACAGGTAACTGTGGTTTAACAGGACTAGCAAACCAATCATCTCCAGGCGAAACTGATGTAACTGCAATGATGTTCACTGCATCAAGTCCATTAACAGTAGTTTCAACCTCACCAACGGATGATACTATTGATGTCGACATCGAAACTGAGTTAACTCTTACTTTCAATCGCAGTATGTCAGTGGGCACAGGTAACTTTTACATACACAAAGCAGACTCTACTTTAGTACAGACATTGTCGGTAACTACATCATTTGATAGTAATATGACAAGTGGCATTATTAATATTAGCGGTAGTACTGTAACAATTAACCCTACTCGAGATTTAGAACAAGGCATTGAATATTATATATTAGCAGATGCTGGTACGCTCACGGATGCGTGTGGTTACACATGGGCAGGTATTACTGACACTACCTTCTTTACATTTACAACAGACACAGGACCTGCAATACTAAGTACAGTACCAACAGCAGGTTCAACCGCAAACATTGCCGACACGGGCATACAGATGGAGTTTGACAGACCTATTCAAACAGGTCCAGGTCAAGCACATGTTTATACATCATCTGGTGTTTTAGTCGACTCATTTGATGCAACAGACGCTAGAGTAGTAATAACATAAGGATTAAGAATGAGTAGAGTAACGATTAACCCAGGTTCAATATTTGGTGCAGGTACTGATTATTATGTACTAGTTGATGCAAGTTTTGTCGAATCAACAGATGGTAGTCGTTCAGGCAACGATGCGATTACAGACACTGCACAATTTACATTCAGCACAAACACTCCTCCTGCTTTAGTTAGTACATCACCAATCGATGATGCAACAGGCACAATTGGAAGCACTTATCTAAG